GAATAGATTGAGATTGTATGGACTGGTTGAAAAAAAAATTAATTTAGATTATACTTTAATCCATATACCCCATGAAGATCATGACAGAATTAAAAATTTTAAAGCTTTTACATATGAAAATTTAAATAATTCTATTCGCTCATCCATGCCAGATCAACCAGAATATGAATTTAAATATAATTATAATTACCTGTTAGCTCAAACTCATATAGATCAAAATATGATATCTTATTGTCAAAATATAACTCATTATTATGTTAAACCAAAAATAAATTGGAATATTATTAAAGTGGATGAACAATATTATTTTGCCGAAAAAATATGAACATTTCTTTAATATGTGCTTGTAAAAACAGAAGAGATTCATTAATTATTTCTTTAAATTCATGGTTAAAATATGATAATATAAAAGAAATAATTATTGTTGATTGGACTTCTGATAATCCAATTGATGATATTGTAAAGTTAGATTCTAGAATTAAAGTAATAAGAGTTGAAGGTCAAGAGTATTTTAATTTATCGCATCCATTAAATCTTGCTGCTGGAATTGCATCAGAAGAATATATCTTAAAAGTAGATACTGATTATATTATCAATCCTTATTATAATTTTTTTGATGATTACAATATTGAAGAAACAGAGTTTGTATCAGGAATAAAATTACCAGAAAATTTTGAACACTGGTGTGAAAAAACACAAACATATAATATTAAAATAGCAGAGTCATCTGCCGAGGAAATATTTGAATACGTTTCATCATATAGTCCTTTATTTAAATACTTAAAAGGTTTGTTATTGGTTAAAAAAAGTTATTTTGAATATATTGGGGGATATGATGAATGTATACAAAGTTATGGGTGGGAAGATGATAATATATCTGAAAGACTAAAATTATTTGGATTAACTCAAAGAAAAATAAAAAATGATTTGACTTTGATTCATATTCCACATCCAGATAAAAATAGATATCTATATTGTAAAGATTATGATCCAGAAGTTGAAAAATTTTATGAGAGTAATCTTTCAAATCGTTGGTGTGGAGATGATTTAAAGTGGCAAACTGAATACATTATTGTTCAAGATCTAATAAAGAAAAATAAAATTCTAAAAGATATTACTGATTATAGAGTCGATAATGAAACAAAATGGGAAATAGAAGAAAACCAAACTAATTATTTTTATGCTAAAATAGTAGAACAAGAGAACTTAGAAAAACATTTAATTGACAAAAATATGGAAAATAAATTGGAAGGATTTCCTCAATCTGTATGGTATGCATCTTTAGAGGAAAGTATTGAAAGAAGAGAAAATTTTGAATCCCAATGTAAAAAATATAATATAAATCCAATACCTTTAATCTCTAAAAGACTGTCAGAATCAAATGACATTATAATGGGTGAAAACGTCTATCAATTAAATGATGGGACTAAAGGGTGCTGTGTTTCTCATTTAAAAATGATAAAAGAATGGTATGAAAACACCGATGATGATTATGGATTTTTTGCAGAGGATGATTTAAGTTTTGAAACAGTTGAGTATTGGAACTTTTCTTGGGATGAATTTTTAGAAACTATTCCAGATGATGCTGACTGTGTTCAATTATTAACCATACGTGAAAATTATGATACCTTTGAATTAAGAGAAAGATATTGGAATGATTGGTCTGCAACAGCATATATTTTAACCAGGGACTATGCTAAAAAAATAATTGAAACACATATAAAAGGTGATGAATATCATTTATATGTTCCAAATAAAAATATTATGCCTTTGATTGAAAATATTATTTTTTCTAGTCAAGGAAAAACATATACTATTCCATTATTTGTTGAGGAAACAAACTTTAAATCTACTTTTATTGGGAATGATGATGATGTGAATGATGGGCAAAAAAATAATCATTACATTGCAAATAAAAAAGTTTTGTCCTGGTGGAAGTCAAAACATAAAAAAACTGATAAGTTAAATGTAGTAGATTGTTTTACATACTTTAACGAAAAGGAAATTTTTGAATTAAGAATTAATTTACTAAAAGATTATGTTGATAAGTTTATTGTAACTGAAGCAAACTATACTTTTAGTGGAATTCCCAAAGAGTATGCATTGAAAGAAACAATCAAAGAACTTGGATTACAAGATGTAAATATAGAAGTAATAGAAGTTGATTTGTCTCCAGAAAAAATTGGAGAACCAAATGGTTTTGATAATTTTTATCATCCAGGAATAGTATCAAAAGAAAGAATACAAAGAGATGCTATTTCTAGATGCTTAGAAACAAATGATTTTGATGATGATTGCGTTTTTATTGTAAGTGACTGTGATGAAATTATTAATCCAGATTATATTCCATTGATGTGCAATCATGTAAGAGGACAAAGAGACAAGATATTTAAATGTGATTTAATTCATTTTGAGGGAAGAGCAGATTATAGAGTTTATATTAAAGATACTGACATACCTTTAGAGTGGAGATACTCTTTATTTTTATGTCTTAAAGAACATATGAAAAATAACAGTTTAAATAATATTAGATCTGCTTTTCATATTCCGGGTTCAACAGAAACGCATTGTGATGGATTTCCTTTTATTTTTAATGAAAATATTGTGTGGGCTTACACTGAACCAAAAGAAGAAAATGGTCAATACATTCCTGGAAAAAGAATGAATGATATGGGATGGCATTTTAGTTGGATGGGAGATAATACAAATAGGCTATTAAAATCTCAATCATTTAGTCATGCCAATCAAAAGTTTGATCATTTAGTACATGATAAATATTCGAATGATGAAATGATAAAATTTATTGAAAATTACAAATTTGAAGAAAATAATATTCCTCCTTGTGGAAACAGCAATCATGTATTAAAATTATATCCAATAGAAAAACTACCAAAAATTATATTCGATTTACCAAGAGTAAAAAATTTCCTATTACCTGATATCGAAATAGACAAAAAAACTGACATTGAAAAATTACTCATAGATTTTTCTTTAGATACTGAAAATCCAGAACACAATTTTAATCTTGGACTTTGGTATGCAGAAAGAGGACATACTGCCCCTGCTTTATCTTATTTTTTAAGATGTGCAGAAAGAGCGATTGAATATGATAAGAATTTAGCATATGAAGCATTAATACATGGATCTCATTGCTATGATAGGCAAGGAACCAGAGACGAAAGTGTTAGATCTATGTTATGGCAAGCGCAAGTATTTCTTCCTACGAGACCAGAAGCATATTACTTATTGGCAAGATTTGCACAACGTAAAGGTTGGTGGCAAGATTGTTATATTAATAGTGATATATCTTTAAAATTATGTGATTTCGATTCTCCACCTTTGAGAACTGATGTTCAATATCCAGGAAAATATGGATTACTATATCTGAAAGCGGTTGCTGCTTGGTGGTGGGAAAAGGGAGAAGAATCTAGAGCACTTCTTCAAGAAATTAAAAATAATCATAAAATTAAAGAGGAAGATTTTCAACCTATTCAACAAATGCTTCTTGATTTAGCTACTGGGTATATTTCAGAAGATGAAATTAAGTATCGTAAAAATGTAGGTAAAAAATTAAGATTTGATTTTGAAGGATCTGAAAAAATTGAAAAAAATTATTCACAATCATTCCAAGATCTGTTTATTTTAACAGCGTTAAATGGAAAACGTAATGGATTGTATTTGGAAATAGGTGCACAAGAACCCTTTTATCAAAACAATACCGCACTATTAGAAACTGAATTTAATTGGGATGGAATTTCTATAGAAATAAAAGAAAATCTTTGTAAGATGTTTTCTGAACAGAGAAAAAATAAAATTATATGTGCAGATGCTACACAAGTAGATTACTTGAATATTTTAAATGAATTTGACAAGGGCACAGTATTCGACTATCTTCAGTTAGATTGTGAACCATCCGAAGTTACTTATCAAATTTTATTAAAAATTCCATTTGAAACATATAAATTTGCAATCATAACTTATGAGCATGATCACTATGTAGATCTTACAAATTCTTATAGGTCTAAATCAAGAGAATATTTGGAAAGTAAAGGATATAAATTACTTGTAGCAAATGTCTCACCCAATGAGTGTAGTTCATTTGAAGATTGGTGGTATCATCCTGACTTATTAGATCCTGAAACTGTTCAAAAATTAGAACATATTAGTGAAGTCACAGATATTAGATCCTACATGTTTCAAAGTTAAATAAGTTTTAAGAAAATTATGAATTTTACAGTTTATTCAAAAGAAAATTGTCCATATTGCACAAAAATCAAACAAGTGCTAGAATTATCTGAGTGTAAGCACGTTATTTACACTTTGGATCAGGACTTTACCGGAGAAGAATTTTATGCCGAATTTGGTGAAGGATCCACATTTCCACAAGTAATTTGCAATGATACCAAATTGGGAGGGTGTGTTGACACAATCAAATTCCTCAAAGAACAACAAATTGTTTGATGATACTATAAATACAAATAAGAACCCGAATCTCAATCGGGGTATTGAACTTATTCTTAATGGAGGTAAAAGAAAGCAAACGTATCCTTTCCACATCATCTTTGAAAAGATGGTTTGCTTTCTAAAACGGGAGGTAACCATCTATGTTGAATTTTCTTTCAACATAAGAAAAAAATAGTAGTTTCCCGGAGAAAAAAATGTTAGCAGTCAGTCTAGTATTTGGTTCATTTTTAACAATTTTGTTTCTTATAGTGGGACTTATAGGTGGATGGGTTGCTAGAGAATACATGATGAACTATCGGGAAATTCCAAGACCTCACCCCGAAATGTTTGATGGACAAGGGAATTTAATTCCAGATGAGGTAATTGCATTTAATTTTGAAAACTATCATGACTACAACGACACAGAAGAAGACGACGACGAAATCTAAACCATCAGTTACGACTGAAAAGAAAGATTCACCTATTGCAGAATTGCCTTCAAATCCTTTTGTATTTGAAGTCTTTAATTTAGCAATGAAGCAAAAAAGTATTGCTAAAAAAGTAGAAGTTCTACAAAAATATTCGCATCCTTCTATTCAAACCCTTTTTGTTTGGAATTTTGATGAGAGTATTGTTTCTGCACTTCCTGTAGGGGAAGTTCCTTATGCAAGTGTTGGGGAACAAAATTCTTTCAGTGGAACAATTACTGAAAAAATTGATGATGCTGTTTATAAAATGAAAGAACTTGGATCAAATTCTCTTGGATCCCAAGATCAAGGTCGTTCTTCTATCCGCAAAGAATATCAAAAGTTTTATAATTTTGTTAAGGGTGGAAATGATTCATTGAGTTCTCTTCGTAGAGAAACAATGTTTATTAACTTACTTCAAGGATTACATCCTCTTGAGGCTGAAATTTTATGTCTTGTAAAAGATAAGAAGTTAGAAACAAAATATAAGATCACTAAAGAAATTGCAAGTCAATCATATCCCAATATTCAATGGGGAGGACGTTCTTGAGTATGAGTAAACTTAGTGATGTAATTGATAAAGCACAAAGTACAGAAAAGCATATGGATACTTGGACACCTGCAGAAAAAGAAAATTGTAAGTCACGCTACGGGTGTGAAATACTAATTCAGGGTGGGTCTTATGCTGAAGTTTGTACTAAAGATGCTCCTAATGACGCATATATTATTAAGTATATGATTGATGATAAGATTTGCTTTGATCTTACTCGTGGTGGAAAAATTAAATTGTTTGATATGTATTGGGATAAGTTTCGTGAGAATGTAAAGAGCATTGACTTTGGGTATGGGAGAGTCAATCCAAAACTCTGGGGATATAAGTCACCCGAAAAGAAAAAGAGAAAGTGATTTACCATATGCCGGGAAAAAATCCCGGCAATTTTTTTGCCTCCTTAAGATTTTATAATAAATAATAGTGCTCTAATAAGGTCGCACTTTTAGAGAAGGGTGGAGAAATCCACCCTATTTTATTATAAATACTATTGCGACCTTAATTTAGAAGCAGATGGAATACTATACTTACGCATATTTGCGTGAAGACGGAACTCCTTATTATATTGGTAAGGGAAGAAATAATCGTGCTTATAGTGGAGATTGTAAATCTGTAAAAGTTCCTCCTAAAGATAGAATACTTTTTTTAAAAATGGGTTTAACTGAAGAAGATGCTTTTAAGCATGAAATTTATATGATAAACATTTTGGGACGTAAAGATATTGGAACTGGTATTTTAAGAAATTTAACCGATGGGGGAGAAGGATTTTCTTCTAAACAAATGTCTATTTTTTGGGAAAAAAGAAGAAAAAGAAAATTAGAACTAGAAATGAAAAAGTGGAGAAAAGAATATGATAAAGGTGCTATTTGGAGGCAAAAGAATAGAGAGGTTTTTGACGATTTGATAAGAAATGTTGTTAATAATAGGGAATTTGTGTATAATATTGATACGATTTAGTATTTAATGTTACAATTTTAAAAGATAACTTGTCTATATAAATGCAATAGGTCTATAATGACCTTACGTTCATCTGAAATATCAGACGGAAGTAAGCCGACGCGGAACGGATCGTTCATTCGCTATTTGCAAATAGCGAACGCAAACGCCGACTGAAGGAACGCTCTTTAACCTAAACCATTAAGGAGAACCCTAATGTCAAAAGTAGTATATCGTGGTGTTGAATATGACACTCAAAAGCGTATTGAATACCAACAGCAAATGATGCAACAACCCCAACAATACGACGAAACCTATCGTGGTGTTAAGTTTGTAAAGGAGGGACACAAATGAACACTTACTTCGTTCGTTACTTAAAGAAAAAGGCAAAGAAGGAAACCCTTCTTAAAATTGCACAATTGAATATGGCAAAGCAACCGCAAATTGCTTGATGTAAAGGAGGGATTGATTCCCTCCTTTTTTTATGTTATGATGTGGAGAGACAATAGTATCTTATGGACAAAGACAAACTAAAACTTATCGTCCGTAATCTTGAACTGTTGGTTGATTCTCTGAAAGCAGAAGTTTATTCTGATGCTTCTGCTTATAAACACATAGAACCAGAGGTTAGAAAAAGACCACTTTTAGATTACGACGAAATATTTGAGGATTCTGATTTAGATGACTAACAGAGCAAGAGAACTTGTAAAATTGCTTGAAAGAATGACAAAACAAGAACACTTATATTCGGCAGAGCAATTGATAGAAATGAAAAAACAATTGCGAGTTGTGAAAGAAGAACTTGCAGAACTTGAAACAAAAACATCAAAAGGATTTGGAAAAAAATGACAGTAAAACTTATTTCGGTAACGCCTGATGCAGAAAAGACAATGGCATACATTGCTAGAGTTAGTAATCCTGCGAATCAAGACAACGAAAACTATTCCAAGTTGCTTGCTTATTGTATTAAGCATAATCATTGGTCTGTTTTTGAACAGTCTTCTATGACGCTTGAAATTGAAACGAATCGTGGTATTGCGGCACAAATTTTACGTCACCGTTCATTTACATATCAAGAATTTTCGCAACGCTATGCAGATTCTTCTTTGTTAGGAGAAATCCCTGTTCCCGATCTTCGTCGTCAAGATACGAAGAATCGTCAAAACTCAATTGATGATATTGATGAGGATGTAAAACAAGATCTTTGGTTAAAGATTAATGATCATTTTAAGGAGTCTATGCAACTCTACAAGGAACTTCTTGATAAGGGAGTAGCAAAAGAGTGTGCGAGGTTTGTATTGCCCTTGGCAACGCCCACACGCATCTATATGACGGGTTCTTGCCGTTCGTGGATAACCTATATTGCTCTCCGAGAAAAGTCAGGAACTCAACGAGAACATATGAATATTGCGAAAGCGTGTAAAGCAGTTTTTGCTGAACAGTTTCCTATTTGTTATGAAGCACTTGGTGGTGAAGCAGATTGGGTGATATAGTGTATCCATAAATAAATTATCTTGAATTCTTAACTTATGGCAATTTATCCTATTATTCATAAAGAAACTGGTGAAACAAAGGTTGTTGAAATGAGTGTCAACGACATTATGCAATGGTATAAAGATAATCCTGAATGGACCCGCGATTGGTCACAAGGATGTGCCACTCCTGGAGAAGTTGGAGATTGGAAAAATAAATTAATCTCCAAAAATCCTGGATGGAATGATGTATTAGATCGTGCATCAAAAACTCCTGGTTCAACTGTAAAAAAAATCTAGTATGACAAGAAAAAGAAGGACGAATGACCAACCAATTGGTGTTGGTTTAACAACCCGTCAAATGAAGCGTAGAAAACCACTTAGTTCTGATTATTTGATTGATATTGATCCTCTTACTGATAATCAGAAAAAACTTTTTGACTCATATGCTAATCAAAAACATTTAGTCGCATATGGTTGTGCTGGAACAGGTAAAACTTTTATTACACTTTATAATGCACTAAAAGAAGTTTTGAATGAAAAATCCCCTTATGAAAAAGTTTATATTGTTCGTTCACTAGTAGCAACCCGCGAAATTGGGTTTCTTCCAGGAACATATGATGACAAATCAGATATTTACCAAATTCCATATAAGAATAT